AGTTTATCTAAATCAAATCTTTTTCCGTCTGGATCTACGATTGGAATAAGATTTTTAACATTTGATCTATGTACATAAGGAAGTTTATACTTGTCAGTTTTTCCTTTCTTTTTATCTAAAATTCTATCTAAGTAATCATTTAATTCTTTATCTTTAATAGGTTTAGATTGTGCATCAATTGCTTCCTCTACTTCTTCTCCAGAATCATAGTCTTTTACGATCTTACCAGTCTGTCCGCCTAATTGTTTGATATGTCTTAATTCTCTGGCCCATTCACCTTCATCTTTGTCAGCTTTTGGTTTGTCTTTGCCTATAAATCTATCAGCAGGGTCTTTAATTCTGTCTGCTAAATCTTTTTCTGTACTTTTACTGTATGGAACACCTTCAGCATAAACTTCTGTATCTTCAGGGTCGGTGACTTCTAATTCATCTGCTACACCAGTAACAACTTCATCTTCTCTGGGACCAAAGCCTATTCTAACTGGATCTCCGTTTTGATCTACATGTCCTGTACCTACGCATATTTCACATGCTTCAAATTCTCCGTCATCATCATATGGATCAATAACTACTCCATCGCCGTCACAGTAACTACACTGATATATTTTGCCAACTTCAGCATTAGCCGAGTCAGCCGCAGTAGGCTCCCAATCAAATTCTTCTAATGTTTCTGGTGCAGATCCAAAGTATGCATCCATTTCACTATCGATAGTATCTGGTTTATTGTCAGAGATGTTTTCTTCTACTTCTGCATTTGGAATGCTAACACCTTCGTCTTTCAAAAATTCGGGTAATGTTTCTACTTCCCAACCATCGATCATAGAATCCATGGTTTCTTCTGCATGTCCTGCAAATCTTGCATTATTTTTAACGAAATCTGATGTTTCGCCAGGATTAGATTCGGGTAAATGCGGCTTGACATTACTCTCATTTTCCGTTAACATGTTCAGTATGTTTCTTATATCACTCATAGATTTATTCCATCACTTTATAAGAGTATTTATCAATGTTAACAGAATATAAAAGGAAAGTATGAACATATTTTATTTAGACAGCAACCCAGTCAAATCAGCAGAACTGCATTGCGATAAGCATGTGGTCAAAATGATCATAGAGTACGCCCAGCTTATGTCTACTGCTCATAGAGTACTAGACGGTGATCTCTATGAAGATAGAACTGCTAATAATCACCGCATCAAACGTTGGAGACTCAGTGATAGCAACATGGAGAATGTTGTCTACAAAGCATCTCACATCAATCATCCGAGTGCTATATGGACACGTGCTAGTGATTCAAACTATCAATTTGTGTATGATATGTTTGTTGCTTTATGCAACGAGTATACACACAGGTACGGTAGAGTGCATCTGACTGAAGAAAAACTCAAGGACCTTCTACAGCATTTACCCAATAATATCGCAAGTGCTGACTTTGTAGAACCTCCCCAAGCAATGCCCGATGATGTTAAGACATCTAATGCAGTTGATGCCTATCAGAATTACTACAAAGTTTACAAGAAAGACTTTGCTAAGTGGACTGACAGAGAGACACCGGCGTTTATGAAAAATATAACGGGTAAAGATAATCTCTCTAAATACATATACAGTGAGGAATTAAATGTTTGAAAAAATAAAAGACATGTTCGGTAAGAAAAAGCCCGAACCTAAAAAGAAATCTGCACCGAAACTTTCTGAAAAAGAGATAGCAACAAGAGCCGGCGAACCTTGGGTATCAATACTAAGTGTTGATGTTGCCCCTGACGATATTAATAACGGTTCCTTTGAAATGGATTGGAATGATAAGTTTCTTTTAAATCTAATTAAAGCAGGATACAAAGAAAAAGATGATGACAAAGACGAAACAATCGTTGATCGTTGGTTTCAACAAGTGTGTCGTAACATTGCATTAGAAGTGTATGAGCAAGAACAAGCAGATCCTTATAATAGAAAAGATACAGATCCAATTACAGGTGCTGAGATGCGAGTTGTCTCAAAAAAAGACTTAGGTGACGGAAGATATGAACAAAGTTGAGGTAAACATATATGTATGATATAAGTGAAAAAGGCGAGAAACAATTTAAACGAGTAGAATACCTACTGTGGGGATTATACCCCATGATCATATTAATGTTTTGGATGATTGATTAATGGAAAATTTAGTATTTTGTAAGAAGTACCAAGAAGAATTACCAGCAATGGATTTTCCCCCTTTACCAGGTCCAGCTGGCAAAGAGTTATTAGAAACTGTTTCTTTTAAAGCATTTGAGGCTTGGAAGTCTCATCAAACTACTCTAATCAATGAACGTAGAATGGATTTATCTAACCCTGAATCTAGGGCTTTCTTAATAGAAGAAATGCATAAGTTCTTTAATAACCAAGAAGTTGCACAAGCAGAAGGATTTGTAGAACCTGAAAAAGCACTTGATGATGCAGTCAAATCATTTACCCCTCCCCCTCCCCCAATAATTTAATTTACCCTTTTTACCCATAAAGGCTTGCAATATGCGTAGTTATTGCGTATAATAGTATCTTATTAAATGATAAATAAGAGACTTAAATGAAATACGCCCTTATAGACACAATGAACGCTTTTTTTCGTGCCAAGCATGTTGCATCACGTAATGCAGATACTTGGGAGAAGATAGGTATGGCTTTACATTTGACTCTAGGGTCAGTTAATCAAGCAGTTCGTAACTATGGCGTTGATCATGTAGTTTTTTGTTTAGAAGGTCGTTCATGGCGTAAAGAGTTTTACACTCCGTACAAAGCAAATCGTAAAGTACAAGAACAAGATTTGACTGAAGCGGAAATCGAAGAAAGTGAAATGTTCTGGGAGACTTATCAAGCATTGATTACATACTTGACTGAGAAGACTAATGTAACAGTCTTACGTGATCCGAATGCTGAGGCTGATGACTGCATAGCACGTTTCGCCGCACTACATCCTGACGATGAGCGTATCATCATCTCAACTGACACTGATTATCTACAATTGTTATCAGAGTCTGTTCATATGTACAACGGTGTAAACAAGCAATTAATTACGATTGACGGTTACTTTGATGACAGAGGACGTCCAGTCATTGATAAGAAGACTATGGAACACAAAATATTAGAAGACCCTCAGTATCTATTGTTTGAGAAGTGTATGCGTGGTGACACTAGTGATAATGTGTTTAGTGCATATCCTGGTGTACGTAAGAAGGGCAGTAAGAATAAGACAGGTCTGCTAGAAGCATTTGCTGACAAAGACAAAGGTGGTTTCAACTGGAATAACATCATGTTACAACGTTGGACTGATCATAATGAAATCGAACACAGAGTACGTGATGACTATGAACGCAATCGTACATTAATCGATCTCACTGCACAACCAATTGAGTTTAGAAATCAAACTGATAAGTGTGTAAAGGAAGGTGTATCGTCTAAAGAATCTGTCCCGCAAGTTGGAGTACATTTTATGAGGTTCTGCGGTAAGTATGAATTGAATAGAATTAGTGATCAAGCAGATGTGTATTCTAAATGGTTGAACACGCCATATACTGGCAAACTAGTAGAAAAGGTAGAATAAAGAAAAATGAATAATATATATGTTTACGAACTTAATGGAGAAAAAATGATATTAGATATAGAATTAACTGCGAAGCCCATCACTGATGGAGAGTTTTGGATATTGACAGATGGTGAACGAAAAGTAGGTAACGTGTGTGCAAATAATGTAGGAACGTTTAACGTTAATCTACAAAATGAAATGTTTGAATTTGAGTCTATTAGCAAAATTCAAAAGAAAACTAACATTAAATTTATTGTACCAAAAGAATCTATTGCTAAAGTAGAAACACCCTATCCTGAATACCCGACTACCACGAGAACATATAACTCAGTTTATGATGTTAAACGTGGTCTTCATGTCTTTACAAAGACTAAAAAATCTAAATGCTTTCATGCCGCAGGGTACTTTGTAGTAGAACACAATGGCATAGAACAAGTTATTTTTTGCCCAAAATACATCTTTATACAACGATATCCGTATAAAGGACCATTCAAAACCAAGATAGAAGCAAAAAATCTGATAAATATATAAGCATATTATGTTACACATAAAAGATTTTGTGAACAAGGTATCGATGGGAGAAAGCAAGGCTAGTACCAATGTTGTTCTCCCTATAGATCATGCCAGAGGTTTACGAGATGATATAGTTATGTTGTTAGCAGAATTACACGAATTGAAAAAGGAAAAAGAAAAAGATGAAACAATTGATGTACAGGTTAAAGGCGGAAACTTCAAGTGAGTAGAAGTCAACCACATGTGATCCTGGAGTACGTAGATAAAGAAACATACAAGTGCGATCAAATTATTGAAGCATCCGGTATATGGGCAGTCTACTATGATGACCAGCCTATTAACTTAAAATCTTCACATTACTTAACAAGTGATGCCGCACCTAAATATAAAAAAACTAGTTTCTCTAATCCAGGTCATGCAAGAAATCTTTGCAGAAAATTAAATGCACAATTTAAAACTGACAAATTCACAGTATGTTTTTTGACTACCGGACGTACAGTGTATCCGGATGAAATTTCCTAAAACCAAAAAAGAAATTACAGAAGCAATCTTAAATGTAATTCCTGCAGGAGTAATACCCAATAGTGTGCCAATTGGTGATACTATATTTAAGATGTGGTTAACTGGTAGAGGCGGGCAGGGTTTAAGATTAAGTGATGATGGCTTACAACTCTTTGAGTTAGCAAAAATTGAATATTATGATTTTGAATTAGGACTAAATCCTAAGACAATGCACAGACGTAGAATCATTGCTCCAGAAGCCTTTGTGCAAGAAATAATCAAAAAGATTCAATGCCCTTATTACCTCGGTGTCCATAAGATAAGGGGTAAAAAGGGAGAGCCTTTTATTAGAGTCTATGATCACAAGACAGCAATGATGATTACCCTGCAGGGGAATCTAAGAGAATACTTAGATTCTAAAAATATATGACAAACGATAAAAGATGGCAAGATAACTCAGACGGTTGGGTTACTACCATGAACAAGTCAAAAGAAATGAAAGAGAAGTATGAAGTTTACATGAAAGAAGAATTAAAAAAATCTACAGGTGCAATTATATCCTATAGAAAATGGTTGAGAGAAAACAAATGATTGATATAAGAATAGCATGACCGTCACGCATAACCAGTATGCATATAGGTTATGGGCAATGCACAAAATATAAGTTTTAGTAATACAGGCATAAATAGACATTGTAGGAGGGTCCTACATAGCAGTATTTTTTACGCAATCCTAAAATCCATTATTAGGTGCATATCAAATACTAACCTTGCATCACACACACGGAGACAACATTGAAAATAATCTTTAATATGAAGCAATACTGTCCTAATTGTGAGACTTTTGGTGAAGTAATGTTATTCGTAACAACTACTTGGATCATGTTTCACTCATTAGGTCAATTAACTTACTAGCATTTAGCAGTAACAGCAGTTCCTCAGAGAAGACTCAAACTAAAATGCCCATTTCGCAAGATTTGGGCATTTTTTTGTTGACTTTGGGTACCATTTTGTGTATACTATATAAACACTTGACACATATAGGTACACAGAATGACATTTTATCGACATATAATAATTGTTCCTTTAGTAGGAATTCTTACAGCATGTGGTGGTGG